ACAGTCAGCAGCGTACCCGTCAGAACAGCCAGCACATTGCTGTTAATCTTCCACGCGCCACCGGGCAGCGTCTCACCAGTAGGCAGCAGTGTAGACACCTGAACGCCATCCACGGTACAGGTATCGCCCTGTGTCCAGTCACTTGTCGCCACGAACCGAATGACAGACGCACTCGGGGTACTCCGAGTAATCGCATGAACCGTCCCGGATTTAATTTCCGTAGCCAACTGAACAGCAGCGTCCCTGTTCTTACCCATATTGCTGTCGATACTCTGAATGTTCTGCGCTTCAACGGTCAGCGGGTTAAAGATATCGCTACCTTCATACTGCTTGTACCCATAGTTAGATGTAGTTTTCATGCTTAGTTACCTCCACGATTTTTGTAGTCTCTTATCATCACATAAGCGACTTCATTGTTAGCCTTGGCAGTCAGCGTGTACTTCATGCCGTTGGCGTTGTAGTCAATCTGCGCGGAATACGGTATCTGATTTTGCTGGCAGTAGTTGATAAGCTGATTGCAGCTTTCCATACTTGCACCAACAAACTCAATTTCGTTCACTTCCGTCAGCCACTCGTCAACATACATAATCAATCCTCCTTATGCTTGAGCAAAGATATTCTTACCGTTATTCACCAGCTGCGTACAGGTGGCGTTGTAAGAGACAACCTTGGTTACAGTTCTATTCGCGGTGACAATGCCATCCACATCGATAGCTTCGGTCATGTGCAGCACGGACAGATAGTCAATCATGTCCTGAATAGACACGCGCTCACCGGTAAACGGATTGAGCACAGTAACGCTGATAAGCTGATGACTAATCTGCTCAAGCAGCCACTCGTTATTCTGTGCAATCTTCGTGTCCGTGTACGCCCTGCCACCGGCAATCTCGTTGTCCTGCCGCTGGAAGTTGCTGTCCATCTGGTTCTGGAAACCCTGCAACGCGCCTGTCACGTTGTCCACGAACTGGTTGTAGTCGCTGGTTAGCTGCTCCAAAGCCTTATTGTACTGCTGGATACTCTTTGCGATTTCACCATCAGTATACGCTTTACTTGCAGCAAGTACCTGTTCTCCGTAGTTGTCCAGCCGCTTACCCATTTCGTTGATGTAGTCTCTCAGCTTACACAAAACCTCGTAGTAGCTGAGACTTTCATCATACGTCAGGGGTAAGACCTTCTGCGACCACGGCCAATATTTGGGGTTGTAATCAGCCATAGTACCTCCTTACCATAGACCCATGAAAAGGTCATTCAACTCGTTTACTACCATGTTGTCAATATTCAAAAACGTCTGTCGATATTCTTTCAACAGACGGGAATACGAACTCCCGGCAGTTTTGCCCTGTATCGTTTCCTCAAACTGTCCGCTATTTGAGGATTGACTATTGCTATTGTTATCGGACACTTCAGCGTTAGTCAGATATTCACCGGACAGCACAGAAGACAATCCATTCTGAGGTGTGTCACTGTACATATTCTGAGCCTGAGACGAACCGCTGCTCTGTCCCTGCCCACTATTTGTGCCGAATCGCTTGTAGTCCACGTCATACAATGGATTGAACTGCAATCGTGCACTTTCATAAAGCTGATTGTACTTAGGCATAATGAGGTTGAGACGAGAATTTAACCGCAGCTTCCACAGCCCAACAGTTTCCTCACCAATCTCTCTTGTGTAGTATGCACGGAGTATCTGTTTTTCGAGCGTTAGCCTGTAACTTTCATCGAAGATAGGAAAATCGAAGTTAAACACCTTTGGAGCCGCTCTCGTGATGATATCTTCGATAGCACCTTCACCCAAACTTTCAATAAGTCCGGCAGCGTTTTCGCAGATAAAGCGAACCTCGGTCGTGTATTTACTCATTTTCCTTTACCTCCGGCTTCTGTTCGTCGTCATCAGTTACGTCTTCCAGTTCATCAAGCTCACGATAGTCATCGCGGTATTCGCACCACACGTTTAGGCCAAACATTTTGTTGATTTTCTCACAAGCGTTTTGCCGAGCGTTCAATCGAGAATACCGGGAAGCAATCACGCCGCCCATGTTGCGGGAGACTTCATCCGTAATGAGCCGTTCCTTCTTCTGTACGTTGATATTGGAGATACCAAGATAGGTTAGGGCTTCATTCCAAATCTGGGTCTTCAACTGGTAAATTCTGTCCGCAACATACGGGGCTTCTGTGGAGAGAACGGTGAAGTTCGCATCGTTCAAACCATTGTCACCGAAGATGACAGGGCTGTTGCCATCAAATTCCTTGTACAGGTTTTTCATGGTAAGCCGCTGCGTCTCAGCGCATTTGATAAGGACAGGAGTTTTCTGCGCGTTGGCGTTTACGTCAATCACTCGGTCGAGGTTGTACAGACGCTTGGCGAAAACTTCAACGTCCAGAGAAGAAGGTGTGCGGAGATAGTTATTGTAGATGATAACGCTATCATCGAGGGTGAGGTTTTTCTGATAGTTGTTGTAAGGGGAATAAGCGCGGGACGCTACCGGGTATCCGTATACATCGAAGCCGCCCTGAACAGCGTTGGTGAGAGCGAGATAGCCCATTACCTCGTCTTCAAAGAACACGTACTTGAACAAGGTGAGTTCAAGGAACCGAGGGTCAATCGTGTCGGGAAGACCTGTCCAGTCGAACATAGCAATGGAGAGTTCAATGAGACGGTTGTAATATTGGATATAGGTAGCGTTGTTCATTACAGCGCTTTCCCAGAAATTTGTTTTACGTCTTGCCATGTTGTCCTCCTTATGTCGGACTATTGTCGAGGGAATAGTTGCAAACATTTTCGGGGTGTTTCCAGAAGGTTACGCCGTGGTCGAAGATGTAACAAATCAGCTTTTCATCCTGACAGGGGATAGAGCCACCAATTTTGCACCCGACTGTCTGAACGTAATTCCATTGAGGGCGGGAGGAAATGTTTGGAGTTTTGATAAGTCTTGTTGCATAACCATAACGACTAAAATAATCGTCAATCATGTCAACATATTCAGGACGTATCATTTTTTGCTGGTGACAAATAGTAAACCAACCAGCATTGAACATAGAGTCAGAACCTCCTGAAACACGGGACGCACCCATGCTCATAAAATTGTTCATCATCATTTGTGCAACGATAGCTTGACTATTTGTAAGAGCAGGCGGTATACCGGGCGTTCCGGGTGTACCTTCTACACCAGCTATTGGGGGTGTATATTCGGGGGGTCTAACCATAAGTGCAGTATTTGACAGCTGCGGCGCGTTACCAGCCCCAACATTTATAGGCGGTGTGGTTGGAACTACTTTACCGGGTGTACCGGGAGTACCAGCTATTCCCGCAGTAAGACCTATCAGTGCCATACTGGATATTAACTGTGCGGACTTATTCAAAAAGTCACCTACAGCCCACGCACACATAGGAAAGTTCCCTAAAGTTATGCGTTCATCAGGATTTGGATTTACATTTCCCTTGTAATTCTTTGGCATGAATACAAAGGTAGGATTAGGAGAGGTATCCACAAAACCATGAAACACTATACGGCTAGGGATTTGTGCATCATCTGAGAACAGTTCATAGGCATATTGTTTAACCGTACCTTGCATATTTGTTACTTCAAGATATGTGTATGGATATGTCATAAGTTTGTTGTTTTTAGGCGGGTTGCCGTTTGTTCTCTTTAGGGAGGTTACCTTTGGTATCCAAAAATTATTGCTGTAATAAGTGTCCGATGGCGAAGATGTTTTGGTAGCAATCATAGCAGAGGGCATCATAAAGCAATTTAGAATAATGTTACTTCTATTCAGTAGGTCAATTGTGTTCCAGTAAGCAGATAAGTTAGTTATTCCTTCTGCTGTTGCGGGGAAAACTTTATATTCAACCTGTGAATATAATCTCCCATAAAACCCACCCGGATTTGTTACACCTGTCTCGTCAACCGCCGTAGCTACTACAATAACCCAATCTCTGAACGCTGGGTAGCTGTCTAACCCTGCTTTAATTGGTTCAAGTCCAGTTCCTATGTACTCGCCGGTTGGGAGGTTTTCACCAGTGATATTGTCACCAATGCCATCTGTTACACTATGTTCTCTCTCAACAAAGCACTGTTGCAAATCCATCTCAGTAATCCACGTTTGGATAACGTCAATGGTATAACTAATCTCACTGGTGATATTGTTCACATAGGTAACATCATCAATGAAAGCATAGAACCATTTGTTTCCAAACGAGCTATTCTGAAATGCAATATAGTTGCAGTCGTACAGGTCTTCAACCTTGTACTGAACACGCACCCTTCCACGCTTTGCCCTCTGGTAACTCATGTTGTCCACACGGTACTTAGCTTTTGTGAGGAAATAGGCGTGCTGCCCTTCCTTATTAGGCCAGTAAAGAGTGTGTTCATAGTCAGGGTCACAGGGGCAACCGCTTATGATATACAGTTTTCCGTCAGGAAATACCTTCATATCTTTTCCTCCTTGGATAGGGAGAGGGCGTGAACCCTCTCCCTGTTAAGTTACGCCTTGGTGAACGTCACCGTATTGCCAACCTTAGTAGTGGTGTAATCGAACGCAGCTGCGGTCGTATAGGTGTTACCAGCCATCTCAATACTGAGCTTCTGAGCCACAGCCTTAGCGGGATAAATGATAGCGCCATAGGGGTGTACAGCGATGCTCTGCTTGACGCAATCCTCAGTCTGCACAAACTTGTATGCGTAGTTATTGATTGCCGCGTTGTCAAACTTAGGAACCAGAGTGACGACAGTAGCTTCATCGACAAGAGACACATCAGTGACCTCACAGGTGATGGAAGCAGGAGCCGAAATAGTAACAGCGTCATCAACGAACACGACAGCGTTGGAGAAGGGAGAACTGGAAACGGTCTTCCACACATTGTAAAAGTAGTTCCAATACTCGCCGGACGCGACGTACTTCTCGGTCATCTTGGCCTGATTGTCGTACACCTGGAACCACTCACGGTCAGCGATGACAGCCTTGACGTTTGCCATCAGGGTCAGTTCCTCAGTGGTAACAGGCTCCAGCTGGTCGCTGGCATCGACAATCACGGAGAACCGGTCATTGTCGAAGGTAGTCCAATCGTCAACCAGAATGAGGTGGCCGGTGAAGGTCGCTCTGTCCATGTTGAACGCAGCAGCCAGAACGTCCACGTCATAGGCCGCATTGAACTCACTGTCCATGAAGATGAACTGGTCATCACGGGGAGTGGTGGTATGAACACCGGAGTTGTTGTACTCAGTGCTCATAAAGGTCAGCTTGTTGCTCATGCCACGGAACGCCTTGGCAGCGTTCTTCATGTCAGCAGCATCAAACGCCTTGGGATAAATCTTGCCGTGGGAGATGCCCTTGATAAGCAGATACTTGAACAGCAGATACTCGTCGTACTCGGCGGCGGTGAACACGCTGTCCACGATGCGGGCAATCAGGTCGGTCACGCCCTCGGCAGACATGAAGGCCATGCGGAGGTCTTCATCCTGAACGGTGATGGGATACTGGACGCGATAGTTCATCGCGTGGAAAGCGGTGCGGACATCGGGCAGAGAACGCTTCAATTCGCGGCTCTCAGCCTTCTCAGCAGAAAACTCACGAGCCTTGCAAATGTTGACGAACACTTCCTCAACAGTCTCGCCGAATTCGAGATAGCCCTTCTTCAACTGAGTATAGGCGTTGTTGAATACCGCGCTCTTGATACGCACCAGTGCGATACGGTTAACCAGAGAAGACAGGAACTGGTTAGCCAGAGCGGGATAGCCATAGAGCACCTCGCCCACCTTGGGAATGTCAGTTGCCTTGGCAACAGCAGGAACACTGTCCTGATACTCTGCGCTGGCGTTGGCACGAATGGTATTCAGAATATCAATCGTGCTGGCGTTCAGCGTAGAAACTGCGATACGTTCTGCCATTGTTAGTTTCCTCCTTGTTCAAAAAGTTTGTCAAATGTGAGCTTTTCAGCCGGTTCAGGCTGCGGCTCGGGGTCAGGGTCAGCAGGCTTATCAGGATTGAAAAATCTTTCCTTGTACTTTGCCCGCCACTCTGCGTCGTTCTGCTCGTACTTCTTCTTCCAATCTTCATTTTCAGGAGAAGACAGAGAGTTCAGGGTGTCGTGGATATCTTCCACGAAGGAAAGGGCTTCGTCAGAAGTATCCTCTCCTATGCGGGCACGCACAGCCGCCATGATTTCATCGATTTTCTTAACTGCCATGAGTGTCCTCCTTCAAAAATAGTTTGTACCACGTTTGCTTGCCAGCAATGCCATCGACTAAGATGCTGCGGGACTTCTGGAAGTCTATAACTGCCTGTTCCGTGTTGCGACCGAACTGACCGTCAGCTTTGGTGCGACCACAAGAGAACCCGTTGCCGATAAGCATTTTCTGCAAAATCAGGACGTCCGGGCCTGTTGCCCCTCGTGCAATCTCTGCGACTTCGATACCGTACACAGTTTCCTCCTTCGGGTCACTATCCGGCACAACGCCGTGTGCAATATAGTCGAACGGGAAATTTTTTCCGGGACAAGCCGTTGCGTTTACGTCACAATGTTTCTGGACAACCTTGATTGTTTTGTACTGAGAGGTCAAGCTCTTTACCAGTGCGCGGCCAGCTTCTTCCTGCGCGTTCTGCATCACTTCATTTTCGAAGTTACCTTCGAAACAAATACCAATACTGTCGTAGTTGTAACCACCGGCATGAGCACCTATGCAGTCGATAGGTCGGCCACGGTAAATGTCACCATCCTTGGTGATGAAGAAGTGATAGCCGATGCCTACCCAGCCACGGGCTTTGTGCCAGCTATGCACCTGAACAGCAGAACAATGTGAAGCTGCTGCGTGGTGCAGGATGATGCGATAGATGGGCTGTGTTCGTTTAGAGAGTGTTCCGTTCCACACATAGCGGGGTTCAATGATTTTCATTTTACAGCTCTCCTTTGTCCAGTTTGTCCACCAGCTTCTGCATCACGATGGTGTTGTTGTTCAAAGCTTCGGATAGTTCGTGCGTCTCAGCCTTGTGCGCTTCCTGCATCTTGTTGATGTACCAAAAGCAAATCAAACAGACGACAATGGGGAAGCCCACAGAGGTGATTAGGGTGGTGATAGTGTTAGCGTCCATAGCAATCTCCTTTCCGAAATTTTCTATAATAAATATATCATAAAACTTGACATTTGTCAAGAGGTGTGGTAAAATTTAGTGGGAGGGAATTTTATGAAACCTCAATATTATGACGGAACTAAACTGTTGTCCCTAATGGACATCAATGGAAACAAGCCAGAAATTTACATTTGCACCACCAACAGAACGGGTGGCAAAACCACATACTTTGGCAGGCTTTGTGTGAATAGGTGGAAGGATAAGCACGAAAAATTCGCACTGCTGTACCGGTATAAGTATGAGATGGATGATTGTGCGGAAAAATTCTTTAAGGATATTAGAACGCTGTTCTTTCCTGATATGGAAATGACGAGTAAATCTAAAGCCGGAGGAATTTTCCATGAACTGTATCTTGACGGCGAGGGATGCGGGTATGCACTTGCTCTGAACGGCGCTGACCAGATTAAAAAGTACAGCCACATCTTTAGTGACGTTAAACGCATACTATTTGACGAGTTCCAGAGTGAAACAAACCACTATTGCCCTGACGAGATACGAAAGTTCCTGTCTGTGCACACCAGTATTGCCAGAGGGCAGGGAGAACAGACAAGGTATGTGCCCGTGTTTATGCTGAGCAACCCGGTGAGTATAATCAATCCGTATTATACGGAAATGGGCATTTCGTCAAGGCTGCGGGATGACACTAAGTTCCTTCGCGGCGTTGGATTCGTAATGGAACAAGGCTATGTTGATAGCGCAAGCCGTGCACAGAAGGAAAGTGGATTCAATCAGGCTTTCGCTAAGAATGAGTACATGGCTTACTCAAGTGAATGCGTGTATCTGAATGATAACAAGGCGTTCATAGAAAAGCCTAAAGGGGCTGGTGAATATCTTGCAACTATCCGGTACAAGAACACTGACTATGCTGTTAGACAGTATGCGGAAGCTGGCGTGATTTACTGTGATGATAGACCGGACAGCTCATATCCAAGTAGAATCACAGTAACCACGGAAGACCACGACATCAACTATGTTATGCTGAAAAGGAACAGCTGGTTCCTCGATAGCATGAGGTACTATTTTGAGAAGGGTTGCTTTAGGTTTAAGGATTTGAAGTGCAAGGAAGCAATCCTCAAAGCGTTATCTTATTGACGCTATCTGCTGTTGTCAACTACATTTTTCCACTTTTTTCGCTTCCCTTAATGTTTGTGCAGTCGGACAGCTTACCGCTTTGTAGTATCAACAGTTACAGATAGAGAAAGACCGATAGGTTATCCTATCGGTCTTTCATTTTACTTTCCACCTTTTAGTGCGTTGCCCCTCTCAATATCTGCTGGCAAGATGTTTATTCTGTAAGCTAACCCGCTGTTAGCTACACAGTCAGGCTCCGGGCATGTGAAGCAGTCACCGGAAAATGGACAAACGCCTGTGAGATATTTCTTGCGCATACTTTCGTCCGGGGATATTCGTTTAGGCATGATTTATTCCACTTTCTGTGACCAAAATTCGCTGCGGCACTCGACGCAATTCTTGTGAAAGTCTGAGCACCCTCCTCCCTTATTCCTATGTGAGCGAAAAATTGGGGCTGGACATACGTCCAACACACCGTTAAGGTCTATCTCTGCTTCCGGGTATTGTTCCAGAAATACATCTTGTCGTGTTTTAGCGGGGTGATGCTCTGCCCATACTTTAACTGTATTTACTTGTTGTTCAGGGGCAAAACTACTTCGCGCACGAAAAATGCACCCATCATCCAGCCACGCTTGGCACAATAGACAAGAACCACATGTATTGCACATTCTCTCTTTTTCTTTAATGAAATTAACAGCGTTCATCATTCCACCTCCTTGTATTGTAGAGCTTCAAATCTACTACGGTCTTTCTTGTTCATCCACTTCTGCCACTGCCCACACTCAGAACAGTACAATCCAACAGCGGTTTGGCCATTGATAAACGTCTTGGGCATCATGTGGAATTTTGTTCCTCCACAGACACATACACGCTTGTCAAAGGGAATAGATTTCATCACTTGTCCTCCTTTTCCTGCTTTTCAAAATAACACTTTCCAGTGCAATTATGCAAATCTTCACAGCCATAACAAGCACAATCATAACAAGAAAAATAATACTCACTCTCATAAGGGTCAAGTTTCTCCATCATTTTAGGAACTCTGCAACCTTTACACATATCACAAGGCGTGTTAGCCATATCCATTACATTTTCTCCTTTACCATACACATTATCGCATCAATTGTTGAAATTGCCCCTTTGTAACACGATTGGCAATCAAGTGTACAGTTGAACCCGCAAAATCGCTCGTCACCAAATGTCGTGATTATATCAAGTGTATCTTTACACCTCTCAAGCTGTTGTAATAGTTCTTGTTTATCGGTTTCATTCATTCTATCACCTCATTTTATAATCTGTATCTACCAGCAACACGCCGCCGGGTATACGCTTTGGTAGTAATTTTCCGGGAACACTAAGACCTATTGTAAAGTCTTCAATCGTTCGCCTAATTGGTTTTGTGTACTCTTTGTCCTCATACAGGAATTGCTTTTCGGGGTCTGTCATTTCTTCTTTTTCCTCTTCATTCCACCCTTCAATAGATTTGAGAAATAACTTCTTGCAGCTTTCAGGCATACCGGCACAACGAATGTTATAATATGGCTTTTCAATTGGCTCACAATCTTCATGGGTAACGTGTTCTATATACGTCTTTTGCCGGACAAACCACCCAGTGTCCCAACAGCTTTCCAATTTCCAACAACAGAAATTTTTGGGGTGTACAGTGATACCTTTTATTTCTTCTGGAGGTAAATCACAGTGAATACTGTCGGTGTCAGCGTAAATGAAGCCGGGCTTGTCTGCTCCATAGTAATTGGCTTGGGCTGCACGAATGGTAAAGTTGCGGGCGTATGAGGTAATTGCAGACCCAACAGCGATAAAGCCGGGAAGCTTATCGTTTTCTGGTTGCGTATAAAATCCGAGAACACCATCTCCTTTATCGTATGCTACCTTGAAGCTGGAAGATGTGGACGAAGCCATCTTACCGTATAGATTGTTGAGAAATAGCTTTGCAAGTTCTCGCTGTGCTCCTTTTGAGCGTAGTTTAATTTCCTTGTACTTGTTAATGTAGTCATCAAATATTCCGAACGCTGCATTGAAGTAACACCCATCAAGAATTTCAAAGTCTACCAACTCATAGTGTTCTTTGAAAAGTTTGAAGTCTGTCATGGTCATTGTGAGAGTAACTGTGGTAGGTACAACTTCGTTATTGAGATTGATTATTTCCTTGCAGTATTCTCCGGTTTCTTCGTTAAGTACATCGCTCGTCTCAAGCATTTCAGTTGCTCGATATCGGAAGGTGTTTTTTATTTGAATGAAAGGTAATTTGTTTGGTCTGATATAAAAGCGTGTGGTGAAGCGAACAAAGTAATACTTACCCATCTCCATAGCTTCTACTGGTATGTAATCGCCTTTCCAAAACGTTGGCTCTTTGAACGGATACCAGTTTCCGCTTTCGCTGCTCATCATTGATGGATATAAACTGTTTACATCTGCCGTGGTGCCGTTATGTTTTATCTGCTTCTCTTTGCCCTTCACAAGGTAGCACCAACCGCCGTGATAAGAATGCTTGATGTAGTCTCCTGCTGTCGGTGAGCCGTATAGCTCTTTGTCGATTGGAATTTCGTATAGGTTTGGAAACATTCCCTTATAGGTTTTTGTGCCTACGGACTTCTTATATTCTGAAAGGCAGCAGCTTCCTATGGTCAACTTGTCGTGCCCTTCTGCGAACATAATTTCAAGTGCTTCTTTGACTACGAGAACGTCATTTGCTATGTACTGTTTTTCTTCTTGTGTTATCGGACACCCAGCATAACGTAAGCCAGTGTATTCCATGTCAAGTTTCTTATGTTTTGTGCCAAAGCTTTCACCTATTCTCTTTACGCTAAAGGGGAGAAGTTTAAGACTATCTCTTATTTCTATGATGTGGTCGTGCGTTTTGATAAGAATACGATACCATTGCCCCATAGCTGATATTGCATAGGCTATTTCTCCGTTGCGCATATCTTTTGCTTGGTGCATTTTAACTGAATCGTCTGCAAGCTTCTCAATTGATTGCGTAAATTTGCGGTCAATTAATAGGTATGAAAGCCAGAATGAACCATCGAACTTTAGGTTGTGATAATAGCATAGAATGTTACAATCAAGGGAGACAAAGTATTCAAATTGCTCGTGAATGCTATGGAAGATTTGTACATCTTCGGTGCCTATTTCTACACAAGCAGACGCCCAAACCTCCGTATTCACTTGTCCTTTGTATACTGTTGTTTCAAAGTCTCCTACAAATACTCGGTTAGTGCGTTTCTTCATAGTGTTTATGCTGGCATGAAGCTTTCGATTTGCTGCTCAAGGTCTATGCTCTCATGTGTGGAGAGATTTCTGCCTAATAATATTTGAGCAAATCCGGCAAGTTCGCCTTGCATATAGTTGAAGTCTGTCCGGTCGCCAGACAAGATTTGAGTAGCAAGCGTGTTTGCCATCTCTGCATTTGCTTCAAGCCGTGCAGCTACTGTTTGCGCACCTTCTTGAGAAATAGCCATGTCGAGCATAGCTTTCAGTTTGTTCTTATCTCGTGTCTTTACTTTGGTGAACGCGCTGTTCTCGTATGTCTCGCCTTTGGTGTTGGGGTTTACCCATTCCGTGCGGGGCTGCCATTCATCAATTTTGCGCTGAATCTCTGTTAGGACTTTGCCTAAATCGGTGGGCAAGCCTTGAGTGGTTTCTGGGTCTGTGATTAGTGCTCTCCTGCGTCTTGTTTCTGCTGCTTTTCGCGCTGCTATGCTGCGCTCTTGTTCGCGGCGTTCTACACCTGTGATTGCGTGTGGGGTTGGCGTAGATTGGTCAATGTAATACGCTGCTTCATACAGGTTTGCGCCGGGAGTAGGTGTGTAACCTTTCGGAAACATGTACCCACGCTTTTGCAGCGCCTTTATTCGACGGCGTAATTTTGCAGCTTCGTCACGTTTTGCCATCACATAGTCCTCCTTGTTGATAAGAAAGGGAGCCTAATCTCTTAGGCTCCCTTTTCTGTTGGTCTTGGTGTATCAGAAATACTTGTCCATGCTGGTGTCACGGTAAGCTTCCTTGCTCATAGTGAAGTTGGACACCCACAGAACAGGGACAGCCTTGACCTCGCCGGTCACAACATCGGTATAGGTTTCCTTGGAGATGTTGCACTCGCCCTGCATGAGGTCAATTTTGGCGGGGCACTCAGGTGCGCCGCAAGCTTCGCGGAACTTGACCTTCATCGGCTTCTCGTCGCCGGGCAAAGTGGCGAAATATGTCTTGAACTTCTTACCGTCATTGGCGGTGCGCTGCTTGGAAAATACTGTGATGGTGATAAGCTTGCTCATTTTCTGTTCTCCTTTTGTTGTTTTTCTTGTTGAATGTCTTGATGGGGCAACGCTTATTGAGTACAGCCTGTATGCAGATTTCTCTTACAGGACATTCGCGGCAAGCCTTACTC